ACTTATTTTATTTGTTATTTGTTATTTTTTATGCTAATACTGCACCTACTAGTGCTATTGGCAACCATGCTGAGTCTTTATATAAAAGAGTTGCTGATTGTCCTACAGCACTAAATGTAATAGTAGTACCACCTCTTAATCCTGTTGGAGTTAATGTACCATCTCCACCATCAGTTTTCATTGTTATAATTTTAATTTGACCATCAGCACCTGCTGCAAGTGTTAAAGCATTAGCTCCCGTTGTTACTAATAGAGTAGTACTTGTTGTTAAATTTACTGCACCAGCTCCTGTTAAAGTTTGTGGTGTACCTTTAATTCTTATTAAACCATTTATATCTAAAGCATTAACTGTTGTTGTACCTGTAACTTCTAATGTTCCAGATAATGAAGTTTCTCCACCTACAGATAAATCACCAGTTATATTTAGATTTTCTGGTGTAAATGCAGAATCAGCTATTCCTAAATCATTTAAACCTTCAACTAATGCATTGAATCTTTCTGCGTATACAGGTAATCTTCCTTCAAAGGTTATAGGTAAAAAATTACTTTTTACTACTTTTGTTATTTTATTTGCCATTTTAATTATTCGCTTTTAGAAGCTTCTTGTGTTTTAAATTGATAATATTGAGGATCTGTTATTCCAGTTGCTATTTTGACAGCTTCATCTACTATTCTATCATGAATAATACTGTTAAGTTGACAATCTTTTGGACCAGTTACACCATTTATTACAGAAGTATCTGTTATAATAGGTTGAGGTCTTATTAAGTATCTGAGATGATAATTAGTTATATTATAAGTCCCATCAGTAATTAATTCATGTCTTCTTGTATTATAATCTATTCTCCAAACTAATTCTGAATCAGGTTTTTTGAATGGATTTTTTTTATTAATTACATACTCATCATGGGTAATAGGTTTAACACTTATTCTATTTCCATCTATACAAGAATCAGTAGAACTAATTGTTACTTCTTCACTAATTGCCCATAAGCAATCTGTTGGTAAATCAAAGAACTTTCCATTTGGTAAAGTGTTTGTTTGAGAAGCAGAAGGAGAAACTATAGTTGTACCATTTACTAGTTCACCTAGATTTTTTCTCCTTTGTTCTGTTTCTTCAAATCCTTCATTGTATTTATTACCATTAGGATTATAATCATATAATACTACTCTATCTTGAGCTTTAGTTAAAAATAAACTAATTTCTTCATCATCATATCCTGGAGCTGCAAAATTTGTTATTTTATCATACAGTACCAAAAATGATCTTTTCATTTCTAGAGCAGTCATTTATCTTCTATTTTTTATTAGACACTTTAGCTTTCAATGAAAGTAAAATATCTGAATTTGCTGGTTGACTTAAGTAAGCAATTACTGTTTCAATAACTGGAGTTTCAGCTGCTCCACATAAGTTATCTCCACCTGGTAATGAATACAATCTACCTTTTTTAATTACTGCTCCAACTTCAACTGCGTTTGCAACAAGTAATTTTAATTCATATTGTTTATCATCAGCTATTTTTAAGAATCCATCAATATCTTCTTCAATAATTTTATCAATAGAAGCTGTTAAAAATTCTAATTTAGATTCAGGAGAAACTCTATGTCCATAAACTTTTAAGAAGTTTAACATAGCATCTTTACCTTTGTCTTCTAATCTAGCTAATGCTTTATAAGCTGCTTTTTTCTTATCTGAAGATTTAACAACAACTTGTGTTTCATATTCTTCACTAATTAAAGCATATCTATACGTAGCTTTCTTTTTTTGAGATTCACCATCTGGCGCAATATATAATTTATTAGCTTTTAAAACTAAATAATCAATATAATCTTTAGGATTTAAAAGATCTAATTTTCTTTGATCTTTTCCTAATCTTACTTTATGAGTATGCCAAAAGTTATCTTTCTTTTTATAAATGTTTAAATCAAGATCTAATTCTTTCTCTAACCATGCTTGTTCTTCTTTACTTGTAAAAGGATTAATTAATGTATTATTCTTATCTACTGGTAAAGGGTAATCAATTGTTGCTGATCCAAATAAAAAAAATGCCTCATGATCTGGATCTGATACTAAAGGATTACGCACTCTCATAATTGGTTTAATCACAACTCTTTTATCTATTGGACTAAATTTTTTAACTTCCATTGTCTCCATAATTTCTTCTCTAATTATTTTTATACAAATATAATACTTTATTTTAAATAAAACTAGAGAAGTTTTTTATTTCTTCTCTAGTTTATATTATTATTTAGATACCTGATTGTAAGTTGTGGATGAATGATGCTGTTCTTGAAGGATCTCTTACAATAGCTGCACCAATAAACATTTTATGTTCTTCCCAAGCATCTTCTGCTGTTCCAATTGCGCTTAAAGCACCATCTGGATCATAAGGATTTCTTAATCCTGGGATATACTTGTGAATTACAGGTTGACCTTTAACACCTACTTTTTGGATGTTTGGTTGTCCTTCAGTAGTACCAATATCAAAGATATCATATCTGTAAGATTCAACTACACCACCATTTGGATGCATCAATTTATTTCTATTTCTGTCATCATACATACTATCAACAGATAAGTTTACTTTGATGTTATTTGGTCCTAAGTATTCAATAAATTGTCCACCATAACCTAATCCCATTTGGAATCCTTTTTGGTCAACTTTATACATTCTATCTTGGTTTAATAATGGAGTAAACAATTGAGAGTATTTCTCTAATGCTTTATGAAATTCAAAAGCTCCACGTTCACCAGTTCTTAATACAAATTCTCTTTGGTCAGTTTTTAATTTACCTTCAGATAAATCTAACAATCTAGAAGCTAATTCTTCAATGTTAAATGTATTGTAGAAACTTGTGTTAGCAGATTCCATTTGTTGACGAATACCAGCACCTTCAGTAATTGCATAATCAGATTTACCTTTAATACGGTATTGACCATCAGCAGATTTGTTAGAAGTACCAAACATCATCAATTTGTTAATATCTTCACGGAAGGCATTATCAAACATAAATGATTCATATTGTTGCCAAAATTTGAAGATTTTACCAGATTTGTCATCTTTGAAGAAAGAACCCATTTTTTTACCACTCATGTTACCAGGAGTTTTCTTTTGGATTCTAATTTGAGAAAATGAGTTTCTCATTGTAATCATTGATTTAAATCTAATTTCTCTACCTTTTCTTGACATAGTTCTTTCTACTGGAGAGAATTCACCAGAGAAACGTTTACCAGCTACTAATTCTTCATAAGGCATGAATAAATCTGGATTACCTGAATCCATACGCACTGTATAAACAAAACGTGTACCTTCTTTTGTTGGTTCATCAACAACTAATAAAGGGTAAATTTCATTTAATTCACCTACAATTCTTTCAGTATCTGAAAACCAAAGTTTATCAAAAACTAATTCAAATGTAGTAAAGTTTTTACCTGGTTCATCTACAGAAGTGATAGGAGTACCATCAATTCTAGCTTCAACTAAAGGAATATTATCTAAACCTTGAGATTGAAGATCCCATGTAAAATCTCTATCATCTTCAAATTCCAATGTAGGAAAAGAAGCTAATACACTATCAATGTTGTTACCAAAATAATTTTGCTGAATTTGCATAATCATGTCTGATACTTTTTGTGGAGATTGTGCCCACAAAGCACCTAAATGGTTCTCAGTTGTTAAACCTTTCCATTCAGTAGCATCCGTCATTTGTAAAGGGGATATTCTATTGCTCATTTTATATTTATTTTATTTTTTTTTATTTTTTACCAAAACCAAAATTAGGTAATGCATCTACTATTTGTCTACTTGTAGAACCTCCTCCTAAATTAGAGTTATGTTTGTTTCCTAAATTACCCATAGGTGTTTTACCTGTAGCTAATTTTTCTTCTAATTCTAATAAGGCATTAGATTTAGCTGTTGTTTTAAACTTACTAAAATCTGTAAATCCTTTAGTTAAAATATGAAGAGCATGCACTTTTAGTTTATAATCATCATCTTTACCATAAAGATCCATTACTTCATTTAATAATGTTTCTCCTTTAGCATTAACTGGAGTTGTCATAGAACTAAATATTTTTTCTTTAGTTTGACTATTAACTTTTATACCAGATAATATTTCAGTATTTTCATTTATTTTAGATTTAAGAGTTTCAATTTTATTTAAACTTTCTTTAATCTTATTTTCTTTTTCTTTTGCTTTAGCTTCAATTTCTTTTTTAAGTTGATCTTCTTCATACTTAATAAGATAATCTCTTGATGTTAATGCTTCTTCTAAACCATCTTCATCATTAATTGCTTTATTAGCTAATTTGATAGCTCTTTCTTCATCAATACCTTGAACAATTAAACTTCTTTTAATTAATTCAAAACCTATTTGAGGAGCTTTTTCAATTACATCATCAGTTAAGTTTTTATATTGTTCAGCATTAGATTTTCTTTCTAAAAAAGTTGTATGAGAAACACCATCTCTAATTGCTTTAATATATTCTTTTTGATTATCATCTAGATCAGATAATTCATTACTTTTAATTTGTTCAGATATAGTTTTAACTAATCCATCAACATCTGTAATTTTATCTAAATCTTCTTTAGCTAAATTAGAAAAAACTCCTGCTTCATGAAGAACTGTCGCTAAGGAAGTGAGTGCGCTTTGAGAAGAAGGAGTAGTGTTCTTTTCATTACTAACAGGAGTTTTTGTTTTTTTCAAAGAACTTTCTTCAGTTTCTTCTTCAGATTCATCACCATAATTGGCAATCTCATCTACATCTACTGAATTTTTATTAACTTCAATTTTTTCTTCTTTTTCTTCTTTACCATTGTTAATATCAATAGTAATTTCTTTTGAAGGTTTTGCACCTTCTATAATTGCTCCTTCTGAATTGGCTAGGTCATCTAAATTGACACTTCCAAATAAATTATCATCACTCATATTTTTCCTTTCTTGTTACAAAGTAACTAATTATTTTTCAATTATTTACAAAAAAATAGAGAGTATAATTTTTTTTCTTACACTCTCTATCACCAAACTTACTTTTTACCTGTAGCTGGTTTATTAGCTACTTTCTTTTTAATTTTTATTTCTTCATCTTTTTGAGATTCACCAACTTTATTACTTCTTACAGTTTCATTATGAGAAGCTAATTTTAACATATAATCTTTATGAATTTTATCAGCTTGTAATCTAAGACTTTCTAATGTACTAATATCATTAGTATTATCAGGTTCTTCTTTAAAAGAAGATGATTGTTCATTTTCTTGTCTTAATCTTTCAACTTCTAATTTGTTTTCTAAAGTTTTTTCTACATTAGCATCTTCTCTATCCCATTGTTCTCTAGTAAAATCTCTAACTTTATCAGCTTCTTTAGCTTGAGCAATTAATGCATCTTGTTGCATTTGTTTTTTATCTTCATTAGCTTTTTGATCTCTTTGATATTTATCATTTTCAGATTTTTCAATTTTTCTTCTAATAGATGAAATACTATCTGTAGAATAAATATCTAATAATTGAGAATAAGTAATCATACCATTTTGTAATCCTGCTTGAGCTAAAGATTTCATAGCATTAATTAATTCTTGTGTAGAAGCTTGTGTAGTAATTTGTAAACCATATTCACATTCATTAAACTGTTGACCATCAATATTTAATATCATTTGTGAACTATCATCAGTAATATATTGAAGTTTTTTAGATTTACCTTTCCATGCATACTTAGCAGTTTCTAATCCCACTTCTAAACATCTTAGTTTAACATATTCATGTTCCATAAACCAATATTCAGTAATAGCACTAGATTGTATCATACTTCTTTCTACATTTCCTACAGCTTCTCTATTTTCAATTTGCCCTTGTCTTTGTTCAGATACACCTGCAATCTCTCCCATTTGTTGTTTAATGAAAGTCATCATATTCATATAAAGTTGAATAGTGTTTCCCATTTCCATATCAATTACAGGAGATTGTACATTCATAGCACCTGATAATTTACCAGTAGCTTGACCTTTATTACCTTCTTTAAATGAATCTACTACAGCAATATTCATACCTTGAGCAAAACTCATCCATTGATCTATTTGCCAATTTTCAGGAATAGAAGCTAAGTCTAATCTCATAATCTTACCATAGTTCTTACTAATAGCAAGTTCAGTATTATAAGCTAATATATTATAAAGATATTGATAAGGTTTCATTCTATCCATTAATGATACACCTTGGTTATCATTAGTACAATAAATAGTTCCTATAATTCCAGGATGACATTTAGATGGATTTTCCATACTTCTAAATTGTACAGGTCTAGGTTGCATTTTAACATAGATAGCTTTTTCATCATTATTGTCACCAAAACCACCACCTATTTTATGTCCTTCCCACCATTCAGTAATCCAGATCTCTGTTTTTTCTTCTCCTTTATCTTTATCTATTTTATAGTTTTCATCTTCTAAATGATAAAACATATCACCTTGTTCATCATAAGATTTAACTTTAAACATTTTTCTTAATGATTTCCAATATGTTCTAGTAACTCTAAGATTACCTTCAGTGTCCATACCATAACCATAAGCCATATCACCTTTTAATATAGCTAAGTCAATACTTTCATCAACTTTGATAGCAAGTTCTGGTTTTCTACCAATATGAATACCTAATCCATTTATTGGACCATCATCCATACCACTTTCAATTCTAGATATATCATGAGGTTGTAAATATTCATGATAAGTATCTACAATCTTACCAGGAGACATATAACCACTAATCATAATAATATCAGAATCTTCTATTAAATGAGAATCTCCACCTCTTACAGTATGAACTTGCATAGTATTTAGTTTAGTAAATACAGGTTCTCCTGCTACAATATCCCATTGATAAATTTCTTCTGCTCCTAATAAAGCATCTTTAAAACCAGCAGCAAATTTATGTTCCATTCTTTGTTGATGATAAAGATACTTAAGTATATGAGTAGCAGTTCTTTCTCTAAGATCTTGATATTCATAATTAGCAAATTTTTGAAAATTAGTTAATTCTTCTTGCATTTTCTTTTCATCTTTTTCTTCTTGAATGTGAGAAGTCATTAATTGAGTAAACATCTCTTTCATTTCTTCTTCTTTTTCACTAATAGCTTCATCATTAGTTACTTTAACTTTCCATTCAAATCTTCTTTTAATAGATTCTCCAATAAGAACATCTATTTTAGGATTACAGATAGGATAGTTTTGCATCTTAGCTGGTGCAGTTAAACCAAGTATTCCTAAAGGATTACATGTTCTTTCTACATCATTTTGATCTAATATATCTGAATATAGATTATAATTAATTCTTTTATTATAGTAAGATTTTCTTAAGCCTTCATTTCTCCAAAGACTATAAGATTCTGCTGCATCTATACATGCTTTTCTCCAAGCTTCATTCTTTTCTTTAAAAGACTTTTTTTGAGCTGGAAAAGATAAATTCATATCCATTTTTTATTCTATTTTTACAAAGTTAGTTAAAATTATCTATTTCTTAATAATAAATTTTCAAATTGCATAGGATCTACTGGTTTACTTGATTGCATATTAGGAATACTAATCTTCATTTTAGCATTAGAAGATTTAAAGTTTCTAGTAAAAAATGGATCAGTTGCTAAACTTTCAGCTTTTTTAATATGTCTTTCTTCAGTATATCTATACATTTCTTCTTTTAATATAACCAACATAATTAAAGCAGAGACTCTATCAAAGTTTCCATTTGGATTATAATTGATTAATTCATTTAATAAACCAATACTTCTTATTTTATGGAGATTTAATATTTCAGGATTATCTTCACCATAAGCAGGTTCTAATAACCAATCTAATATTAAACGTAATCCATAAGCAATTACTGGTTTACTTGTATAAGTACCTTTAGCTTTATTACCTACTTTAGATATAGTAATATCAGCTATATCTTTTAATGATTCAGGTGTATCACAAAGTAAATGAGTACTTTTCTTTTGTTCATAATAAGCATAAAGACCTTTTTTATTTTGCTCATAATTATGAGTAGCTTTATAAAATATACTTAATTTTCTAGTTATTTCATAAAATTCTTTACTTCCTCTTCTTCCAGTATATTCAGCTACTATTCTACCTGTCCATAAATCCATTATAAAAGTACTTCCTAATGAATTAGTAGATGATTCATCATCATCATAAGTATCTGTACCTTGTCCATATCTTCCAGAGATAACATTTTTATGAACATCTTTTTGAGGCATTTCAAATATCTCAATAATACCTGGTTTAGCTTTATTATCTATTATAGGAAATTCTCTTACTAATTCATTAGGATTACCATCTTGCCATTCTAGCTCTCCTTTATTATTCCAAACTAATTCTCCAAAATAATGAGCATTTTCATATTTATGAGGATTAACTTTAACTTCAGCTAAATGAGCTTTAAGTTCTGCTTGAGGAAAGAATGCACCTTTTGCATTTAAAAACATCTCAGAAGGAATCATAGGATAGTTCATCATCTCTAATCCTAGAGCAGAACTATCCTTAGATTTTCTCTTCTTTTCTCTTTCTTCTGTAATGTATGCAGTTGCTGCTGCTACATTTGTATTTCCATTATTATCTTTAAATTGGTTTAATGCATATATTGCAGGTATAAACCAACCTATTTTTCCACTACCTTCCCACTCATCTTCAAACCACATAAAGTCAAAACCAATAGGATCTCTAAATACAATTTCAGTTTCTTGTACTTTTTCTACGTTACCACCAGTACCTAAATATAAAGAAGAACCAAATTTAGTAGTACCTTCTTTTTGACATGCTGTATTAGAACCATGAGATTGTAATAAAGTATCACATAAACCTACCTCTTCAATAACCATTACTCCAGGTCTAGTTCCAGCTGCTGCTTCAGGATTTTCTGTTGTATAAACTCCATGTTTAACATTAGATCTAGTTCCTTTCTTTTTCCAACCTGTACCTTCTTTAATTTCATACTCATTACGCCAAGGATTTTTCATATTATTTGGACCAAGACTTCCACTCATTCTTTTACTAAATGGTGAAGGTTCTTCATCTTCTGTACCTGCTGCCCAAACTCCTGGTAAATTTTGTAAAGCTTGTTCAGTTTTACTTAATAAATCAGCAGATTTAGCCGCAATAGCAGCTCCAACAAATATCTCTACAGTATATGGATTTTTAATACTTTCTTCATTATAAACTTTAGCTCCGTCAAATAATAATTCATGTAAGATAACTCCTATACCTACCATATAAGATTTACCAAAACCACGACTTCCTAACATTAAAAGATTTAATGAGTTATTTTCATAAAGAGGAATACCTAATGGTTTTGCATGTAATTGTCTTAAATATATCCTAGCTGGTATGTACTCTTTAAGTTTACCATCTTTACTAAAACAAGTATGATGTAATTTAATTTTAGGATTACGTGCACTTTCATAAATATCTCTATTACAAGAATATCTATTATCATCTTCAAATCCACTAAAACCTCTAGCTTCTAACCAATTATAAAAGAATTCCCATTCAACATCTCTTAAAAGAGGTTTCATTTTCTTTTTAGGTGCTGATTTAGGACCATCATCATCTTGATGTAATATAGTTCCAAAGTTAACATAGAAGAAAAGATTACCCGGCATAAATCTCCAGTTATCTTTATAATCTAATAATTCAGAAGATATACCATCAGATAAATCTATTTTAATTTTATCATTATCTTGAGACCATAATCCTTCTATACATCTTTTTTTCTGAGTCTTCCAAAATTTTAAATAGGAAGCAGATTGAGGATGATATTTTGGTATCTCTTTAAGTAAAAAATTATTTCTATTATTAATTGTTATGAATGGCATATTATAATAATTGTTTTTCTGATGCAGATTCTTTAGAGTCTCCTTTAAGATGACCACCAGTTTCTTTACTAAACATAGCACTGATTAACTTTAATTGATCATATATCTTACTAGTATTAACCATCATTTTATCTAATTGATCAGCAGTACCTTTAACTATTTTACCAGTTTCTTCATTATATTCATCTAAACTATAATCAGTTCTATCAATAAAAGCTCCTCTTTGAGATAACTTTTTTTCAAATCTTACTAATTCTTTTTCAGCTAATGTTAAACACTTATCTTCATAAGCATCTAATAAAGATAATATTTCTGGATCTTCCCAATTAAAACTAGGATTCTTTAAATAATCAGTAGCTATTAATTCTTTTTTATCATCATTACTTGTAGTTCTCCAAGGATTATATTCACTAGGATCTATATATAAAGCAATAGCCCACATTAATTTAGAAGAACTACTTTTACCTTTAGATTTATCAGATTCAAAAAGATCATTAAATATTTTTATAGTTTTCATTATTGGATTCATTGCCCAATAATTTTCATCTGTATTCCAAACTTTAGATATTACTACTGCCATACTATTGTTTTAATCTTTTTTTAGTTACACTAATATCTTCCCAACCTCCTGTTTTAGTTACAGGATTAAATTCTTCTTTACCACCATTTTTAGATTTATATCTAGTATAGTAATCTCTTCCTCTATCTCCTTCAGCTTTAATAAAAGAAACTGTTGCTTTTTCTGCACTTTCTGTAGGAGTAATTAAACATTGATATCCTCCGTAACATTTTTTAAATCCATAACTATTAGTTAAATAGAATTCTCCAAACAATGCTTCTTCTTTAATACTTATTAATTCTTTATTTGGATCAAAAGTTTCATTAAAATTTATTTTAATAAGATTAATAAATTCTTCTTCTTCAAATACATCATATAATTTAACTTCTATCATAATATAAAAAAGGGAGGTTTTAACTCCCTATTAATTAGTAAATAAATATAATATCTGATTCTCTTAAAATAAAATAATCTTTATCTTGATCATTAACTTTAACAGTTACTCTAGCAGCTGATAAAATCTTATCAATATCAATGTATACCTTATCTCCTTCTTTAACTTTAGTACAACTAGTACCAGCTTTAAATACAGTTAATTCTTTACATTTTGACATTTCTGCAATCATTGCTTCTTGCTGAGCAGCTTCTGATAATTTAATTACACTTTCTTTTTTCCCAAAATAAGGGTTTTCTAATAGTACATTACTGAATAATACTTCCATAGCGATTTTTATTTTTATTTATTTGTTTGTTTTTCTTCTTTAGGTTTAATGTAAGTAGATACATAGTTTTGTCCTTTAATATTAAATCTACTCATATGAATATATTGAGGATTTTTTTGTTTTTCTTTTTTAAGGTCTTGTTCTAATTTAAATAACAATTTTAATCTTAATTTATATTCCACTTTAGTTTCTCCATCTTCTTCTAATACTCTTTTTTCACTTGACTTTCTAATAGTTAATCCATCTGCAATAATACAGTCATATCCACCAGTAGTTTTACTCATTTTAGTAGTTGTTACTACTTCTTTAACTTCTTCTTCCATATTAGTTCATTTTAATTATTCCTTCTAAACTTTCACTATAATTTATAAAATTTTCTCGTAATTTATGGAAATCATCAAACTCCATTAATATTACTTTTGTATCAGAGGTATTATTAAATTCAAAAGTAACTATTGTCATTCCTTTTGATTTATAACCTCTATGATCTTTCATATCACCTACATATTCTTCATAATCTACAACATATTCTAAATCTACTAATACTTTACTAGTTTTAATATGAACTTCATTTGTAATATTATCAGGTTCAGTTTTATACACTCTGGTTGTTATTATTCTTGTTTGCATGTCCATGTATTATTTTAAGTCTTCCAGGTTTAACAATTAAAGTACCAAGGTTTCTCCATCTAATATTTTTATAGGTTTCAATTTTACCTTTTTCACCAATTTTAGCATTTTCTCTACTACATAGAAACTGAGAATCAACTACTGCTTTAACTACTTCTACAGGAAGTTTTTTTTCTCTTGCTATACTTTCTATTATATATTCTATAGTTTTCTGCATATGTAATCTATTTTATTAATTGGTCCTATTAACATATTAAAATCAGATTCATAATTAATATGTTTTTTATTCCATTTTTCTTCAATTTCTACTAATACTAAGAATTTATTTAGCAGTATTTCTAGATTTTGTGTTTCTATTTCTAATCTTACTGCTGACATATTCTTTTTTCATATCTTCTTGAGCAGCTTTTTTAGCTTTCTCTAATTCAAGCTTTTCTTCTTTTGTTAATTCTTTTGACATTGTGTTATTTATACTACAAATATACTAATTCTTAAATGTAAAAGTATATTTAATTGAGAAGTTTTCCTCTGTAGGATTAACTAAATAATAAGGAGGTATTACATTATGCTCACCTATTATTTTCTTTTTTCTTAATCTACTAAGGCAATTTCTAAATACTGGAGTACTCATATTTAATTCTTCTTGAATTTTAAGTCTAGTATCGTAATCAAATACTAGTTTAAATCTATCTATAAGATTTCCTATATCTTTTCTAAGATAAGAATGATATAGTAATCCTGCTAATACATCAGCTTCATTAGCTCTCAATTTAATAAATGGTTGTAATATTTCCACATACTGTCTAAAGAACTTTTTAGTATTAGTATCTATTTTTAATTCTTTCTCCATTATAAATGATTTGATGTATTTAAACCTTCAAAATAATAATTAGATAAAGCTTGATAAAAAGGATCTCTTCCTTCACTACCTGTATGTGGTGTATAATCTCTAGAAGTATCTGTTAAAAAATTATTTAATGTTTCTGAAGTAAGTCTATTGTATAATTCTTCTTTTCTATTAATTTGACTTTCAATACCATTACCTAATGGATTTACATATTTATTTTCTACTACACAAGATTTTAATTCATGTTCTATAGCTTCAGCTTTTATTACTTTTTTTAAATTACCATTTTCATCTCTAATAAAACATTCTTCTGGTAAATTTTCTTCTAATTTTTTTCTTAAGCTTATTTTTTCAGGATTAAAATATTCTTCTTTTAAGTTTAATTCAAATACAGTATTATCCATTTGTCCAGGTGTACTATAATTTAAATTACTAGTACCATAAGTAACATAATTTGTTGTTGCCATTTGATGTTGTTTTTTATATAAATCAGTTTCTATTCTATAAGAAATTATATCATATAAGTGTTGATAAGGTGTTAATTTATCTAATAAGCTTATACTCTCTTCCATAATACAAAGATATACAATAAATTGTTATCTACCAAAACTTTTTTTGTTATAATTGTTAAAAAGACAAAAAATAACAGGAAATTAATCCTGCTACTTTAGTAATGGTCTCGTACATAAACTATTAGTCTTTTACAATATCAATTGTAATATCTGTTTGATTTTTAATCTTACTTACTAAGTCTGCTTCAGCTTTAGTAGATTCATATACAGAATCAATACCTTTCTTATAACCTACTATAACACAGCCTAAACTGTCAGTTGCGGTATTTCCTCTGTGGATGAGTACTCCATCAAAGCCCTTAATGTTAACAAATCTAGGTAATAATCTTCCCATTTTAGGAGATACATTAACTATCATTTTATAACTTCCATAAGGAATAGCTGTTAATCCAAATATCTTTTTAGCTTTAATAGTTAATAAAGACATAGAATCATCTAAACCTCTATCTTTATCTTCTAAAGTATAGCAAAAGAATTGACCATTAATATGTAATTCTCCAATAGTAGACTTTTCTGTAAATGTTTTTCTAATTATTCTTAAGTTCATTTTATATTATTTAAAGTTTATACTTTCCTTATCTCTCCCAAGGAATCAAATTATCACCAAAAAACTGCCACAGTAAGTTTGTGCAGAAAATAACCATAACCCTCTTTTATTTTTTTAATTTATTGAATTGTTGTTATAACAACAAGTATCTGGTCCAAATATATTTCTATATAAGTCTTACCGTATTCTTATGAGAACAGCACCTTTATAACAAAGGAATTTGATACAAAGATAAATATAATCTTTTAAATAAACAAGTTACAAGAAAAGGATTTGAACCTTTATTATGAGAGTCAAAATCTCATGTCCTGCCAGTTAGACGATCTTGTAATAGTGGAGATATTAGGATTTGAACCTAAGTCCCTGGTGCTTCAAACCAGTGCTAAACCAACTCAGCTATATCTCCATAAGAGGGAAGTCTAGGGCTTGAACCTAGGACCTAATGCTTAACAGGCATTTGCTCTACCACTGAGCTAACTTCCCTTGGGGTAATAAACAGATTTGAACTGTTACTTTGTGATTCACAATCACATGTACTAACCATTAATACTATAATACCCATTTTTCGTTTTAAAACCTAATTTTAGTACAACACAGAAACCTAATTTTAACATATTGAGCCTTAGAAGGGAATCCAACCCCTGTCTTATCATTACAAGTGATACATAATAGCATTATACTACTAAGGCTTATGCGGAAGTAGCAGGAGTTCAACCTGCACAGGCTATTAACTTCTAGTGCTTTTCAAGAGCATGTACCTCTGTCAACTGGGTACTTCCATTGCGGAAAACTGAAGCCCTGATCTCCAATCCATTACTGGACCACATCCCTTAGCAGGGGAGTATAGCTCTTGCTATTTAATTTTCCAAGTCAGGATAGAAAGATTTGAACTTCCAACCTCTCCCTTCCAAAGGGAGTAATCTACCAATTGATATATATCCTGATATACAATATTTTAAAGAACTTTACTAAAAGCAAAAAACCTCTAGAACTTTTTAAGGTAACTAGAGGTTTCTCTTTTTGAGAGGGTATCTTAATACACTTACCTACACAATAGAATCCTCAGAACCTTTAGGGAACTGATTACTAAATTGTGAAGTATGCGTTATATTTTTCATATTACAAAGATATAGAGTTTATTTTAAACTACCAAATTTATTTTATTATTATTACCATTTTTTATCAGGACATTTACAATCTGTACAACAAATCTTAGCTGGAATAAAACAACCACAACCACCTTTAGCTTTACTACAAAAGCTTCTTACATTTTTAGGACAAGCTGCACATATTGGTGCTCTAAATTCAGCTAATTGTAAAGCAGCTTCATCATCATTAAGATAATTAGTCCAACCTTCTTTAATTTGTTTAAGTTTTTTAATGATGCTCATGATACAAAGGTACTTAAATATTCTATTCCTTTTTTCATTAAATCTAAATTATCTTTAAAATTTCCAAGACCATGATTACAACTTTGGCATAATATACCTCTAACTTTTCCAGTACTATGACAATGATCTAAATGTAATTTATTACTACTTTTACATATTTTACATTTACCATCTTGGGATTTAAGAATATTATTATAGTCTTCAGGAGTTATTCCATAATGTTGTCTTAAATGATATTCCCATAACTTCTGAGCCTTTGGTAATCTTCTAGAAGCTCTTATTTGTCTAGGTAATACTTCTTCACCTTTTCTACAAGATTTACATTTATTTCTTATATAAAGTTTTTCATAAGTTCTATTATCTTTTTTAGAAAATACTTGTTTTTTATAAGGTTCATATTGATATAAAGGTAATTTTCTTTTACATTCTATACATTCTTTTTCTTCTTCCATTTAACAAAGATAATAATCAGGTGGGACTTCTCAAAATTTTTTTGAAATTTTTTCTGGAAAATATGTATATACTTACTTCTGTCTGATACTTAGTAAAAACCCCACCCTATCTTTTTCTTGAGGGGAATACCCCCAATGGTCATTCTGCTTTACCACAAAACTTGCAGAACAATTATAAATCATAGAAATCGTGAGTAAATTACAAATCATTCCGTTTAAAGATGCACAAGGTAATCCATTACCTAACGCAGTTAAAGTATCAACACGTAAACCTGAGTGGGGTAGTGTGTTGGTAATGACAACAACAGTATCAATTAAAGATGGCTTAATTAATGAGAGCAAGCGTGTAGCTGCATTCAGAGCTAAGTTAACTACATTTGCAGCATTAAACCTTGCAATTGGAGGAGACTTCAATGAGTCATTAAAAGCTATTGGTGCTAAACCAATGACTATTGCAGTTAAGGAGACTTTAGCTCCTCAATTTGAAGGTCACACAGCTAAAATTAACCCATCAACTAATGAAGTTGTGAAAACTGCTTCAGGACAACCAGTGTATTACAATACATTGTTAGTTGAAGAAGGTGTTAACCAAGATGTGTTCATTGACACTAAAGCTGTAGCAGTTTCTGCTCTAGTACAAGAGTCAGCAATAGCTTAGTTAGCTAAAGAATAACAATTAACTGGGGAGGCTTAGGTCTCCCCTTTATTATTAATCTTAAACAACAGAAATCGTGAAAACTATTAACACCATCAAAGCACCAATCATTGTAGTATTATCTTATGTTGTATTATTATTTGCAACATATTCATTGTATTACTAGTCATTAACCTTTTAACTTGAACATTATGAGAAAGATTAATTATTATGGAGTCATAACTACAATAGATATGATTACCAACAGTAACAGTTAGAGGATTGAGAGCTATATGCTCTCTCCTTTAAAAGGTTTACAATCAACCTATAAAACTAATTTCCTGATGTGAATCAGTATATTATAAATAAAGATTACAATTACTACAACTAGTGGCTTATAACCAATACAGTAATATATCGAGACAGATAACAGTAATTAGTAATCTTTATTTATTTTTAACTTTCTATACTATAGAGCCTTCAGCGGTTTTATATCAATATATTAAATGATGAACATGCACTTTTGGGAATACTTAAGTAGGACCAGTGTCAGAAACGTGGTATATATTTAAATAGAAGTATTTAGGTATATATGGTATTAGCAGAAACAAGTTTCCCGTATCTTATTACATTAGTTTATAAGTAGTCATTTATCCTTTTTATTAGAGTGAAAGTTGTGATATTAACTGTAATCCCAGGATGAGTCCTGGTCATAGGTTAAATGTTATTATTAGTAGCTTTAATATGTTTATTATTAACCTATAAAACTATTTATTATGAAGAAATATCTAATTATGATTGGATATGTTCTCTTATCATTAGTATTAGCAGGTATTATGTTATTATTTGGATTAGCTATTAATCATATAATGTTCAATTAACCTTTTAATCTTATTATTATGAAGAATTATCATCAATCAACAGAGAATTATCCAGTAAGTGATGTCAAATTAAGCAGAATAGTTGGTTTAGTATCAGCTATTATCTTAATTATCAGTTTATTGTAGTTAAAATATTGGTGGAGGTGAGAGTGGTGCTATCTAGTATCACTCCCTCCATAAACTCATTTTTAACCAATTCAACAAACTTAAATAATTTACTTTAATCACTAAACTTATATTATTATGATTACACAAATACACATATTACAATCAATATTACTATTATCTACATTATTATCATTAACAGTAGGTATTGTAAATCTTATATTATGGAGTCAACATCATAATGCCTGGTTAAATGATAAAACTAATAATATTAGAAAACCGAATGATTATAATATCATTTGGTTATTATTAGCATGTTTATTTATATCAGTATTCTATTTTAATACTACATTATAAGTAAAGCTTACCCCTTGACAATAATGTCTATCTGCTTTAAAGGATATATATCTTATAATAATACTACAAATTCCTTATAAAACCAGAATATAGTACGAGGAGCTGGCTTGTAGTTATTAATAAATGTGGATTATCATCTACAAATATTAACTATTTGTTGAAAATTATCAACATTATCAATTAACCCAATACATATGAAAACTATTAAGTAAGCCTATACAGAAACTGAAGAACTGTATAATAAGCTGAATGAAATGTGCCTTAATGCTCCTTTGGCACGTTAATATCAGGATTCTTCAACAAAATTATTAGTATTAGATGCGTCAGATGATACATGGAGACTCTAACTAAAGGTTGAACCTTTTACTAATTAAATGACCTACAAAACGTGCACACAAGTCTTAAGATAAGGGTTTTTAAGTTTTTACCTGTCATTAAGCAAACAATATTATACTATTAAATCCCTTAAATCTAATATTATGAAACCATCAGAAAACCAACCTCAACCAACTGCATCACAATCAATACAACTTAATGAAATTATACCTAATTATATTTCTATTAAACCAACATTACAAGAATATAGAAAATTAAATGATCAAAAGATACTAGATTTTTGGAAAGGTTTAAAAAATGATTATGATAATATTCATATTAATGGTAATGGAGATCCTAAAAAAAGAGATTTTATTATTAAAAATATTGAGTTTTATGAAAACAAGCTAAAATAAACTTATTATAATCACTAAAACCTTATTATTATGAAAAACTTGGACACAATATTTAATGATTTACAGAATATAATTATGCAACATATGAAACCATTAGGTTCTATGAAAAATGGTTATATGACTTATGTTAAAGGTAAAGTTATACCTAATACTCATTCTCAATTAGAAATATCTACACCTGAGATTGAAAATATGCTTAAAAAAGATATTACTAATAGTGGTATCTTATTGCATGAAAAATTAAAAAAATATTTAGTAGATAATGATATTAAATTAACATTAGTATTAGAACCTGAACATATTAATCATGGTGCTTACCAAACTGCTATGTATTTTGAACCTATAAGATTTATTATTAATTTAAACTAATGGATAAATCTATGGTTATTGCTATAATTATTATATTAATGATTATAGCTGGTAATAAAAAGAATTAGGAGTAAATGAAGCCTAGGAATTTCATAAGACTGTAGGGGGTGTATAATCCCCATCTAATGCCAACTAAATATCAATTAGTAATTCCACTGTAAATCATTGCATCACAAACCCACTTCTTTGAAAGTGGTATATCCATTGGGT